CAACAAGAGTCTAACTTTAAACCTAACATCTGCGAAGGTGGTGCTATCGTTCCTTATGATAGATGTCTTCGTGGTGGTTATGGTTTAATTCAATGGACATCTAAACATCGTTACATTGGTCTTAGCAACCATTGTACTAAACGTAACGAAGATCCTAGTGGTCTTAAATGTCAAACTAATTACATGATTAATGAGATGAGGTTTAGAAAAGATCTTTATGCTTTTCAAACTAATCATCAAACAGTACGTTACTACATGAATGCTGCTTACTACTGGTTAGGCTGGGGTATTCATGGCAATCGTACAAAATACACTTATTCTTTTTTAAACAAACTAAAATGAAATTCCTTGCTATCCTCCCCGCTGCTGTTATTCTTTCCACTCCTGCAGTTGCTGGTCCTTACGTAAACATTGAATCAGAAACGAAATTTGATGGTCTTGATTCTGAAGGTACTATTATTCGTAACGATGTAGGTTATGAAGGTACACTTGGTGAAAATTCTACATGGTATATCCAAGGTGGTCCAGCACTGGTCCTACCTGATGGAGGTACTGTAACAACTGAAGCATCTGCTAAAGTTGGTGTCAAAGCAAGTCTTACTGAAAAACTTTCTGCCTATGGTGAAGTAAAAGGTATTACACAAGATCAAATCAATATCGGTAAACCAATCCAAGCATCAGCTAAACTTGGGGCTAAATATAGCTTCTAAAATTTAAACTTTTATTATTTAACACAATGTCATACGGACAACTTGTACGAGATGTAGGTGGTCTTTCTATACCTCCTTATGATTATGTAGGAATTACTCCACCTGCGGCACCAACTAATGGAGATCAAGTCCTTGTTCATCGTATCGGTGGATCAAGCGGTACAGTGGTAGCAACATTAACTCTTACTTATGTCAGTGGTTCACTTTCTTCTGTAACTAGGACTTAAATATGGCTTATAACTTTAATCCTTTTACAGGCAATCTCGACGAGGTAGGGGCTGGCGCCGCTGCTTTTGAAGTCAAAGGCACGGTAGCAACTGTCGGCGACTTGCCTGGCGGTGCTACTCAAAGCGATGTTTATCTCGTTGAAGCTGACGATAATTTTTACGTCTGGGACGGGTCTGCATGGTCATCGCTCGGAACTTTAGCTGGTCCCCAAGGCCCAACCGGGGCTACCGGGGCTGCAGGCGCTGACGGTGCAGATGGAGCCGATGGCGTAGGAGTTGACGCGGGTGGCACTACGGGCCAAGTACTGGCGAAAGCCAGCAACACTGATTACGATACCGAGTGGGTTGACCAAACAGGAGGTGGCGGCACCCCTGGAGGCTCCGACACCCAAGTCCAATTTAATGACGGCGGAAGCTTCGCTGGCGACAGCGGTCTAACCTATGACGACGCGGCAGGCGCCTTAACCGTTGGCGGAAAAACCGTTACGACAGATGCGCCAATCATCAATCTTAGTCAGACATGGAATAATGCAGCCACAACATTCACTGGGCTAAAGCTAAATGTAACCAACACTGCAAGTGCTGGCGATAGCAAGCTGCTGGATCTGCAGAGTGGTGGCACAAGCAAACTCTTTGTAACTAATACTGGGGCAATAAGACTTGCAGGACAAGGCGGGTCTAGTCCTAGGCTGATCTACGACCAATATGGCCATGGTTTAGGAACTATTAGTGGTGGCGCTTCTTTAATAGCAGGCGGAGCCCCCAAGGTCTGGGCTCTTAGCGGCGGAGCCGGAACAAATTCACTATATTTTGCTTCTAGCTCATCGTCATCGTTCTCAAATGCTGCGGCTTTGGCCTGGGACACTGATAACTTTTGTATTGCCCAACGCAACGGAACTAACGCCCAAACCTTCCGCCTTTACAACACCTACACCGACGCCAGTAACTTTGAGCGCACCTCACTAACCCGCGATTCCAGCGGTCTTGTTATTGATGCACAAAAAGGTGGCACTGGCGTAGATCCAACAAACCTGCTGGATTTGCAGCGGGCCGGGGTAAGTGCTGCTTCAGTAAGTACCGACTCGACTGGCACTGGCTATCTAAAACTTATTCCTACAACTGTTGGTGCATTAACTGCAGCAGCAACTGTTGGTGCAGGCACTAAAGCTTTTGTTACCGACTCAACCAGCACGCTTAGTTCACATCACGGCCAAGCTGTTGTCGGCGGCGGTAGTAATTTCGTGCCGGTCTTCAGCGACGGCATTAACTGGATCGTCGGCTGATGGCGTCCTTTCTGAACTTCGCTTCCGACCCAACCATGGACACGCTTTCTGTCACACTGACCAACACCCGCGCTATCGACGGGTTGATTTTTGCCGCCAATTCTGCTGGCATGTCACCAGAAGCCTACGCTGAACTACTCCTAACCACAGAAGGTCATCGCTTTGCTGATGCCAACAGCTACGGTGTTGTTACCAGTGCAGGATTCTTTGCACGTTTCACACCAGCTGAATATGCAGATGTTCTTGCTGCTTCTGTTGATACGGTAGAAGTGCCAGAGAAGATTGGCGGCCTAGCAACTGAAGAACAATACGCTGCATATCAAGCGGCAGTTCTTGAGTATTCAATGCTTGAAGACCCTACCGCTGAAGAAACTGCAACTTATGAAGCAGCACTTGAAGTGTATCAACTAGCTACCACTGCTGAAAATCAAACCGAGGTTGATGCCGCTGAAGCGCAGAACGCAACCGCTAATGCAGTCAAAACATTAGCGGATGAACTAACAGCAGCAGAGAGAGTTGCACTTGATGATCAACGTGTTACTGATGGTCTTGCGTTGTTAGTGAGCATGGAACTACTTGCTGCTTCACGACCTGCTGAAATTACGGCATATGAGCGTCCGTTCCCCGGAGGTGAGTGATAACTCTTGTTTGGGAATCAGGAATTGTTCTGCAATCCCCATTGACCGACCGCTTGGTGCTTTCACCGGCTCCGCCACACCGCCATCCAAGCTCTAGCTAAATACCTTTAACCAACTCCTGCAACCTAATATCGTAAATTTCACTCAATGCTATTAGCTTCATAATCGAAATCTCTATCTCCCCCTTTTCCAACCGCGAATACGCAGCCTGACTAACACCCAGTCTTTCTGCAATTTCCGCCTGCGTGAACTTATTATATTCCCGCAGCGCTCGGATGCGCCGGCACAGCGTCAACTGCCTGTGAATTGCCAACTGCGATAGCCGTTCTTCGTATAAAGCTACCAAATTTGACAGTAACAGGTAAGATTTAACGTATGGAAACATCAGTAACCCGATATGATTTTGCGCCCATAACGGGAAGCGAGACCACATCGGAGGGTTATCTCCGAGTGTGGTGCCGCGCCGCCCGTGCAGGCACGCAGCTATATCGTCGTGCTGATGGTTCCCAGGTCCGCGAGTACCGACCTCCTGAAGAGGTCAGTAACCCGGATTCTTTATCTACGTTCGGGATGAAACCCGTAACGTGGGGTCACCCTCCTGTTCTTCTCGATTCTCTAAACACTAAGAAGTTCCAAACTGGCTATTCCGGTAGTCAAGTTAGGTACAACGATGGTTTTGTAGAAGTTGCGCTCGTTGTCACAGACGACGACGCAATCGAAAAGATCAAGAGAAATGATGCCAGCGAGGTATCCGCCGGTTACAAGGTCGATTTCGACCCAACCCCCGGAGTTACTCCCGAGGGCGAAGAGTACGCCGGCGTTCAGCGCAACATCCGTGTGAACCACATCGCCATCGTCCCCCGCGGCCGGGCTGGCCCGGAGGTTCGACTCTTGCTTGATCGTATGGATGCAGCCGATGCTGTAGCCAGCCCGGCCGAGCAAGAAATGGCGCCCCAGTCCAGTTCAACTGCATCTCCCGTTATGGCAACCGTCAAACTCGACGGCCTGGAGATCGATTTGCCCGCAGAAACAGCTAGTGCGGTCCAGTCCTACTCCCGGGACATGGGGCGCCAGCTGGAGGCTCTCGCCACCGAGCGAGATGAGCTTTCCAACAAGCTTGATTCTCTGCAGGCCGACTTCGATTCCCTGGCCCTCGAAAAAGAAGCCGCCGAAGGTCGTGCCGACGCTCTTGAAGAAGAGCTCGAGTCTTCCGACACCCCGCGCATCGATACCGCCGAGCTCGACCAGCTCGTCGCGCAGCGCCTGGATACCCTGCAGCATTTGGCACCTGCTTTTGCCGAGGACTTCAAGTTCGACGGCATCGACGACGCCACGCTCTACACCCAGGCTTACGAGAACCTGACCGGTTCCGCACCTCGCGAAGACGCCGAGCCCGCCTACATCCAAGGTGTGGTCGAAGGCATCCTCGCTGCTCGCGTTGATTCTGAAGAGGAAGTCGACGAGGAGGAAGAGGACTCCGAGAGCGAAACCATCAATCAGGACTCCGCTGACCGCGAAGACAGCACCAACGCTCTTCGTGACGCACTGAAAGGTGCCGGTCGCGGTGCCACCAGCCCTGTTTCTGCCTACCAGGCCAAGCAGGCTGAGGCTTGGAAACGTCCCCTCACCGCCACCAAGTAAGGAGTCCCTTCAATGGCCGTAACTTTCACCCCTACCACTGTCACCAGTCCTTCTGGTGCTCAAGGCAGCTATCCGCTCGAGTTGACCGCTGGTCACGAAGGCATGATTGCTGATCTGCAGGCTTATGTGTCCCGCAGCTACTACAACCAGTCTGGTGCCGCTATTCCTTTCGGCTCCCTGGTTGCCACCGACAACACCCCCACCTCGAACGATCCGTTCGCGGTCGCCCTGGCCACCAGCGGCACCGGCGTTGTAGGTCTTGCCATTGACGGCATGACCTTCGAGGGCGTGAGCGGTTCTTCCTCTTACACCCCGAACCCCACCAACATCATCGCTGATGGTTCCTCCCGTATCGGCTACCCCGACACCCAGACCGTCAACGTCCTTTCCAAAGGTGTTGTCTGGGTGTACGCCACCGAAGCTATCGCCCTCGGTGATGCAGTGCGCTTCTACGGCGTAGACCACAACAGCACTGTATCGGGTGCTTATGTGGGCCGCTTTGCAACCACTGCTGTAGCCGCCAAGACCTTCGCTCTCACTGGCGGAGCTCGTTGGCTATCTGAAACCAGTGGCGCAGGTCTGGTACTCCTGGAGATTGACATCCCCGGGGTAACTTTCACCGCCGACACTTGATCACGGAGCCCCTCCAATGACTTCAGAAATCCGTAATGACGAGGTCGGTCTCTTTCTCGCCCGCGAACTGGAAACCATCCTGGCTCGCACCTTCGAGGTTGAGTACGCCGACATCAAATACAGCGCGATCATCCCCGTCTCATCCGAGGTGGGCAATGGCGCTGATTCCTACACCTATCGCGTCTTCGACAAGCAAGGCTCGATGAAGGTGATTGGCGATAAAGCCAAGGATCTGCCTCGGGCAGACGTGCTCCGTAAGGAGGTCACGCACCCGATCCGCTCCCTCGGTGGCTCTTTCGCCTACACCGTGCAGGAAACCCGCGCCGCCGCCATGGTGCCGGGCATGAACCTCGAGCAACGCCGCGCCAACGCTGTGCGGCGTGCTTACGAGGAGAAAGTTCAAGAGATCGCCTATTTCGGCGAGGCTCCTTCAGGCATGAAGGGCTTCTTCAACAACGATCAGGTGGACAAGCTTGTGCCGGACCATTGGTTCGACACTGCTGACATCACCACCGATGAGATGCTGCAGCTGCTCAACGAGACTCCTACTCGTCTTGTGCAGAACAGCAACATGAAGGAGATGCCCAACACGATGTTGGTGCCCTACGACGTGTATCGCGTCATCTCTACAACCCCACGCAGCACCACCTCCGACACCACGGTGATGGAGTTCTTCCTGCGTACAAACCCGATGATCACCGCCATTGAGCCCATCAACGAGCTTGAGGCTTCCAAGTCCGGTGGTTTCCTGTCGAAAGACAGGATTATCTGTTACGACCGCAGCCCTGACAAGCTGCAGCTGCACATTCCGCAGCCTCTCGAGTTCTTCCCCCCTGCGCGGCAGGAGCTTGAGTTCACCGTGGCAGCCCACGCCCGCATCGGTGGCATGTCCCTCTACTACCCTAAGAGCACGCTTGTGCTCGAAAAGGCCTGATAAAGGTCAGTAAGCTGATGCTTGCTTTTTGGCTCTTTCACCTCTGTAGTAATGATTCTCGTTTATCGACCTGAACTCGAAAGTCCTCCGATGGACAAAGAGTGCACGATTGGCTTCTCTTTCATTGAAGAAAGGGGGCAGCCATCAAACATCAAGGTCACGTCTGGAGTCAATCGTGATTTCCCCGAAGCCATTTGGGAGAAAATCAAGAACTACGATTACGTCAAGTCCCTGCTCAAACTCGGTGCACTCCGCATCGAGGACGAGGAAACAGCTGTGGTAGCTGCAGCTTCCCCAGCTGAAACTGACTCCCTTGCCGACATGCCTGTAACTCAGGCCATGAGTCTTGTGGAGGACAGCTTCGACGTTACCCAGCTCCGCCGCTGGGAGGGAGGTGAGCAACGCATCCGCGTCCTCAACGCGATCAACAAACGCGTCGCGGCCATTTCGGAAGGCAAGGGCTGATGGCTGTCCCCACCTCAAGCGATTTTCTGGCTCGGTTCCCCGAGTTCGGGGAACTCACTCTCGCCATTGTCGAGGGAGCGATCGCAGAGGCGGGGCGTGCCACCCCAGAAACGCAATGGGGTGAAGTCCACACCGAGGCTGTCAGCTATCTGGCGGCCCATAGTCTCTCCACCCGAGTGATGCAAGTCGGCCTTCAGGTCGGCAGTCAATCAGGGCAACCTTTAGGCACCGGTTTCAACGCCAGTCTTTATGGACAGGAGTATGAACGGCTGAAAGACACATTGCCTTTAGCTGGCTTCGCGCTGTAGCCATGGCTATTTCCGCCACCACTATCGCCAACTACGCCCCTTGGGGGAATGCTCAGCTGGCTTTCGAGGTCGGTGGGACTCAGATCAGCGTGGATCCAGCTACGGGAAACACGATTCAAACGTCTGAGACTGTCGAATACCTGGCAGCTCTAAACCTTGAAGCTCCTTCTTGGAATGGGCAGTCAGGTGCTGACAACTCTAGTTACAACTGCAGTGGTCGGTTATTAAGTCCTGCGCGTTTAGACACGCGGATTACCAATGGCAGTCAAGCTGAAGCCGTTATTAACGGCTATCACGGCCGTTTTGAGCTCGTTTTTGAGCTCAATATGGATAACGCTGCTTATCAGGACATTCGGCAATCCATTCAAGGCACATTTCGTGTAATCGGAGGTCCGAACAATGGCTAAGCGTCCGCTCAACAACCAGCTTCGCGCTGCCGCTGCCCAGGCAACGCAGCAGCTCGCTAGCTGGCTCGATACCCGCTTCACGGATGAGATTTCCGCCGCCAAGTGGGACTACCCCACCCCGCCACAAGTGCGGGACATCGTTGACACCGGTCGCCTCCGCGCTAGCCAGACGCGCGTCATCAATCCAGATGGCTCGATTACGTTCACCTGGCCTGTGGAGTATGCCGCGCAAGTCCACGAGGGAGGAGTCTCTACTTCTGGGCTCCGGTTCCCCGGGCGCCCTTGGACGAAAGTTCCTCTGGAGGAAGCCCCCGCACAGTTTCAGCGTTTCGTACAAGAGGCATTAAGGAGGCAGCAGCAATGACTGTCAGCACCGCATGCCCTCAGGTCCGAGATGTACGCACGACAATCGAGCGCTACATCCTGAACCTTTACGAGAGCGACGGAACCACTTTGCGTCCTGAGGCTGACTGGCCGGGGTACTACTCACTGCCTAACGGCACCCGTATCCCAGCGGTTTACGTCGTTGGGGCCTACATGGTGCCTTCTGACTGGGTAGTCACCGGTATCGAGTGCACGATTTCGGACATGCCTGAGATCACTTCACCCGGCTCTGTCGGAGCCGTTGTGTCCTTCGAGCGCTGGCCGATTCGTTTTACCAACTATGGCACGCAAAAGGGAACACGTATGGCAACCACCCTGCTGGACATCAGCAGACGTTTGGCTCGCGTTTTCCCCCGGGACCGTGCTACCCCCACGCCCCGGACTGAGGCCACCTATGAGGCCTTGACGGTGTCCATTCTTGGGCCCGTTCTCAACCCCCCGATCCCCTAAGGAGTACAAACCATGGCTGATTATGCCATCGGGCTGTCTTTCCACAAGGCTCACCGGACCCTTGTCCGCGCCGTGGACCTGACCCCACCCTGCCGTTATTTCGCTACGCGCGACACCGCCGGCCTGATTACCCTGCCCTCCCTTGACGCAGGCTCGAGATACGTCGAGATGCAAGGTGTGAGCAACACCAGCTTCGCCATCAACGACAACAACCAGGAGTTCCGTCTCCTGGGTGACGATGGCTGGGGTGATTCGCTGATCACCAGTTCCACGGTGCAGGCATCTGTGACTGCCTACTTCCTGAAGAACACAGAAACCCCTGCCGGCCAGAACTGTCCCCAGTTCCGCGGTGCTTACGAAGAAGGTTTCAGCCTCATCGAAAAAGCCCGCTACAACAAGGATTTCGAGATCTACGTCGAGTTTCTGAAGGAGCTCGGCCAGGCTTACGGTGAGTCCGGCAACTACATGTATGACTTCACCGGCTTCAACGCCGTGGTGATGAATTACAACGAAAACCTCACAGCCGAAGGTCTCACTGAGGTGACCTTTGACCTAATGTCCCGAGGACGTCCAGTATTTGGCCGTTATGACGCCGGCTCCACGCAGCTCGCCTTTGGTGGGGTGCAGTCCAGCTTGCTGTTCACTGCAGCCGGCTCCGGTGATCGCCGCTACGCCGTGGTTCCCGCAGCTAACGCGGACTCGATCGCTGTGACTGACGACCTCACTGTCACTTACACCAGCGACGGTGCGACTGCTCTCGCGCAGCTCAACCTGGGCCAAACCGATGGAGGTGGCTTCCGCCTCGAGGTTGCAGACACCGGCGTCCTTGCACCTGCCACTGTCACCTTGGGCGGTGTCGGGGGCAACGTGGTCACTATCAACCCCACTGCCGACCTGGCTGCTGACACCATCTACCGCCTCCGTGTGGCAGACGGAGCCATCAAGCAGGCCCTCGATGGCAGCGGTAACCCTTCTGCATCTGGTGTGCTCTTCTCACTTGAAGGTTTCACAAGCCTCTTCAAGACCGCTTAACCGTCAGACTGAGGAGGAGCCAATCCTTTAGCCCTGCTTTTGCAGGGCTTTTTTTTTTTTACGCAATCCGATGCAACACGACCTTCTGATGGACGCCGCCCACATGGTGTATGCGGTGAATTGCCAAGAACAAGACGACGCATTGCACTGCGGCGCCCTGTTCCTGGAACCCCTGA